CGCGCACCTGGGCGCGCACCTGGGCGCAGGCCACCCTAGTACCCAGGTGCAGCACTGCGCCCCTTGCAGGGGGGTTTAAACAGGGCGCAGCAGGGGTGCTGCACGCACATATGTACGCACCTGGGCGCAGGGGCGGCTCGGCGCTGGCATGGCTCGTGCATATGTGTAGACACCCCCGGCACCCGTCGGGGGCAACGCCAATCAACCTTAGGGGGTTACCATGGCAAAGCAACGCAAGTCCGCAGCAGCACCCACCATTGCCGACCAATTGGTCGCCGTTGCAGCACCCGCAGCACCCGCAGCGCAGTCCACCGTCCTGTATGTGGTCGGCAAGGGGTTTAAGCCGCGCACCAATAACGGCTACGGGGGCAAGGGGCGCAACCCGCAGGAATCTGCGTGGTCCGCAGTGTGCGCGGCACTGCCGGCCGACCAAAGCACCCTAGTCGCCATTGTCCGGCAAGTGGCCACCCACAACGGCGCGCTAATCGCCAACGGTCCGGGCTACCCCGCCAGCTTCGTCGCCAAGCGCATCCGCACTGGCGCCCTGGTCGCCAAGTCCTAAGTCGGGCGGGGGGCGCAAGCCCCCTGCTACAAAAATCATGCTCATAGCTCTGTTCTGTGTCCTCCTGCTCCCGACCCTCACGGTCGGGGTCGCAGTCCTGGTCGGGGTCGGCTACGTCGTAGACCGTCTCGTCCGCTCCTAACTCGTCAGCCCGGTCGCCGTCGGCGATCGGGCTTCTTTACGACCTCTCCCCAGACGTCCCGACATCTCATTCACGCGGAAATCAAAAATCGATTTGGATCTGGATTGATTTACGATTTGATTCCGAAATTCTAGAATCTAGACGTCTGGGAGTCATGTTGCGGTGCAGCATGGCCACGCGCGGCCGGTAACCGGCGGTAACCCAGTAACCGGCGGTAACCGGGTTACCCATATAGGCGCTATAAAAAACACAATATCTCATATATTGAAAACTATTTCCCGAGCCTTTAACTTACTTTTATTGGTTACTCAGTTACCGCCTTGGTTTTAAACGCCTTTTGCCCGTTACTTCACACCCCCGGTAACCCACAAACCGTCGGTTACCGCGCTCTTTACGCTGCACTGCACAAAACCCCTGTCGCCCCCATAGTTTTGTTGCAGTGCAGCACAAAGGTTACCGCCAGCCCTTCGTATTGATCCAAATCTTCTGGTTCCCAGGGGTAAAGTCGTCGGGGTTATTAGTCACCTCGTTCACTCTAGGTACGAGCATGGTGCCTTTGGCCTGTGTTCGCTCCCATCCGAGCCGTTGCATAGCATCTCCGAAGATAGCGTTGCTTACCCGACCAATCTGCGACTCCAATGCTCGCATGACTCTAGAGCCCTTGAGCACCTGTTTGCCCTCCAACCTGTGTTGAATATCCATGATGCGGAGAATGTCGGCAAGAGCCTCTTCGTACGGGTTCTCTTTCTTGAACTTATTCTTTTGATCCTCCCACTCCAACGCATTGTCGGACCAGAACCGTTCACCATCACTCCAACGGAAATAGGCCTCCGCCCATAGTTGATCTCTCTGCTCCGCCAGTTGCTCTATGTCCACGTTACCGACGATTACAGGAAACTCCCGACGATTGACGTCCTCTTTGAGGAACTCTGCTTTGTTCGTGTTGCCGACCATTACGGTTTTCCGCTTGTGTTTTACCAGTGCTCGGCCGTACGGCGGCCGGAAGATATCTTCCTGCGATGTGATGATAGCTTTCAACTGCGTAGCGTCGCGCCTATCGTACGCATCGAGCTCCTCGAAGTTCGTACACCAGCGCATGTTGATTTGCATCATGAAGTCTTTGTCGGTGCCCATGCCGTGGATATCTGTCACGTGGCCGTCGCCAAAGAGTGTCCACCAGAATCGTGTCTTACCACACCCCTGCGGTCCTTGCAAGATGGTAAGCTGGTCGAATTTACACCCAGGATGCATCGCACGAGCTACACTGCCGAGCATCAATCGCCTAGCTACTTCCTCTGTGTAGGGTGTGTCCTCAGCAGCACACAGCTCAATCAGCATGCGGTTGACCCGCGGGGTGCGGTCCCACACTAGTCCAGCAAGCCACTGGCGCAACGGGCTACGTCTACGCTCCTCAGCCACGGCTGTGAGACTGCGCCAGATAGCCCCATGCGCTGCCTCGGGTATGCTGAAGTATTTCTGGAAGTGTGCGGTAATGAAGGCTACGTCAGCATCGGTGAGCTCGTGGCCGTTCCACATGATGGACAGATTGTCGTCGTTTAGCCACAAGTCCTCCCCGCTGAATGTAGGGTGCTGCTTCAGTAGGGAGATGTAGTTGGCTTCGCAGGGGAAAATCTTGACGCTAGTCTTGTTTTCCTTGGGGATCAGTCCGTATCGGGCAATGAGGGCGCGGGCTGGTTCGACAATCTCACTTCCCAGGTCAACGATAGGAAGGGAATCAAAGCTCTCGCCTGCTGTAAGGAAGTCGTCAATTCCCTTGTGTGGAGTTCCAGAGAGATCAACGATTTGAAAAGTGTGGTCAGGGAATCGATGTTTAAGTCCGGAGACCAGCCCTCCATATGCTGTAAGAATTCGGTAGCGCCGCCAATCTCCATCAGCCACGATAAGAACTCTTGTAGCTCCTGATTGCTCAATGTCCTTAAGAATCGCTGGATGTACGTCGCTCTCCCCATACTTCCAGTTCCAGCAACCACCGATAGCGCACCCTGGAATTTTTGTTTCTTTCCAGAGCTTAACGTACTTCTTTTCCCCTTCGACAATCGCGTAAGTGTCGCCTGCTCCTCCCACAAATCGTTGAGGGTGAAAGTATGGGAAGGTGCTGAGGTCGCCAATTTGTTCTCGGGAGGGTTGGACATATCGTTGCTCCGGGTTGTTCTGCCGCTTGCGGTACATCATGGGGTAGCCGTTCACATCCGTGATGGGCGTGCCATCCAGATTGAAATACGGTATGATGTACGACTCGGGCACTAGCGCAGCACCTTCCACGAAGGCGCTCGCTATGGGGTACACGGGGAATATTGCGTGAATATCTTCGGGCACTAGCCCGCTTCTTTCCAAGTCAGCAGTTGCGTATCGTCTATTTCGTTCTAAGGATTCACGAGCCTGAGGAGTCGACGCTCCATGCTCTCGAATCATCTGATCACTCCTTGTGTTGGCACGGCAATTGCAGTACACTGTGCCTGTACTGTTCAGTACGACGCAGCACCCGCGCAATGCGGCACGTTGATATTAAGCGAGATGGCCTTGTAGACGCGTGCTAGGCGCCTACAAGGCCAAAGCTTACACCTACCCCCTACTGTACGCCAGCACGCCCAGGGCGCGGTCTACACCTCCTTGTCTACAGCCACATCACTCCAGTGAGGTACGTTCGTCGGATTGAGATCCCACCCGTTAAGATGCGCCTCGAGAATGTCTGCGATCTGATCGAAACTCAACCCGATTTCATCGTTACACTCGATTAGTGAGTATGCACACTCAAGAGGATTTCTACCATCGCGATCGTGTTTGATGCCGGCCACGCGAATGTGGTCCAGATCATACGCGCCCGCCCAGGCGATAACTCCAAGCGACGGATTGCCGAGAGACCTACACCCATCACCTGAGGAAAACGCCCACTCGTGATCACGAGACATCCATTTGAACTCTCCCAGCCCGGAGATCTCACAAGCCACTCCCCAACAGCAGTAGCCCACATCGTCCTTCAGACGTTCGCGGGTCTGCGTGTACTTACCACTGCGAAGAGCTTCGATCCATTTACGAACATTGGTTTCGTTCAACATCAGAACACCCCCACTTTGAGATTCCAACCGTTAAGGAAAGCTTCGATCAAATCGGCGAGCTGATCGAAGGTGACAGGCTCCACACTATCGCCATCGTTGAGATCCATCAAGGTGTAGTCCTTACCCAACCTACCGGAGACACCAAAGTCGTACCAGAATCCTTTACCGACCCAGTCAACAACCTTTTCAGGAGGAGAGCCCGTGGCACCAGTGAATTCGTCGTACTTGAACTCGAGCGTGTGAAACCCAGGTTGGACAGGCTTCCACGTACCGAGCCCGGAAACATCACAAGCCACGCCCCAGACACAGTAGCAGTCGTCTTGACGCAACAACCCGCGCCCCTGCGCATACGTACCACTCCGCAGAGCGGCGATCCACTTCTCAGCATTTTCACTCATGACTCAACCCTCCAAAAAAGAAAGCCACGCCAGCATCTTACCTTCACGCCAGATGAAGGTGCCCTCGTCGCCACCCACGTTTTCCTGCACTTGCCCGAACGGCCAGAGCAGATACTTGTCTTTCATTCGGGTGACAGCATCTTCTAACGTGACAGCTTGAAATTGCAAGCTGCGGTTCCAATCGCCGAGCTCGTTACCTTCGCTGTCGGTGTTCGTTACAGTCAGTTGCCATGTATTCACTTGTTACCCTCCTAGGTTAACTACCGCACCACCAGTGTACACCCTCAGTACATGGATGCAAGCACTGAGCGCCTCACCATGTACATATGCGCACGCGCGCACGTACATATACTGCCACACTCCAGCATGGATGCAAGCGCTGAAATAGCCCCCTATTGCATCCACTTGCCGAGCGCGTATAGTGGCACCTGTAGCACCCAACAACGTGGAGATGTTAATGGTTACTGCGATCAGTACAGCGTTCAAAGCGTCAGATGGAAGTTTGTACGAGACGTTTGAAAGAGCAGAAAAGCACGAGATGTGGTTGACGATTCAGAAAGCGTTGCTTGAGAATCACAACAATGCTTGTCTCGCAATTTACTATCTGTTTGACAACGGATATCGGCTCGTGCACACAGACAACATCGAGGGAAATTGAGATGAAACTCGGCAAAGTGATTGAAGATATGTTCGCAGCGGAAGAGTCTCTTCGCAAGTGCATCTCGTGCATGTCTAAATACAGAGACTTGACGTACTCTGAGAAAGAAGCACTGGAGCTCGCCGAGCGCTCCATCGAACGTCTGCAAGCTTCTCGCGCATCCGTGCGGAGGCAACTTGAGCAACAGGAGAAACGATCGTGTACAAAGGAATCCAACTCTTCGCAGTTGTAATCTGTGCTGTAGGCTGTACAGTGCCCGGTACACCCCCCATGCAGCGGGAGCAGTCGCTGGGGGACTGTATGTGGGCAAGAGGAAGTGCCATTTTTGGAGATTCTGACTTTGATTACTTCGCAATCCAAAGCTGTGACGCGCAACTCAGACGAAGCAGAACTGCTCCAAATGCTCCTGCTCCGAGCACTGTCAGCAGCGAAAAACGGTGAGCTGTACTTGTCTGGCGAGATCAAGTATGTGGGCTTCGTGGTGATGGAAAACTCTGTCACCAAAGAAATCATGTTGAAAGGTCTCGATGTAGCTGAGATGAACACGTACATTTTCTCAACCATGCCAACGGAGGGCAACGCATGATTCCGATGACTGTAGGGGAGTTGATCACATTACTGGAAACGTTCCCGAAAAATATGCCTGTCGCGTACGCAATATACAGCGAGCACGCCCTGCTCGAAAAAGATGATGTGAAAGTAAAGCGGCTCTGCAAGCCTCGCCCAGACGGATGGGTGCACAACATCAGATCAAGTAAAGACACGCAAGAATACCTCGTATTCCCCGGCAACTAAGGAGCCGCCATGATCCACAATGAACCGCACGAACTCGCAGGTAAGACTGTAAGGGTTGTCTTCAAGAACAATCCTTTAGACAGTCAGTTTTTCACAGTAGAAGATTGGGTAGACCGTGTCATGGGTAGATCGTGGGGAGATTGTGACGGCAACCCCGCATGTCTCACATACGCATTTCGTGCTGGTTTGGCAGACATACCGCCAGATGATGAAGTTCTCTACGGTAAGGTTAACGGACTGGGCACGATCGTACATGTGAGTGAGCTAGAGGTGAAATAATGTCCACCTACTACTGCGAGCAGTGCAACCCGAACTGGCAGGATCAAGAGACGTACGGACGTTCGTACTTTTTCCCTTGCCAGAAATGCGGGACCACTGTCAACGTACGATATCAACCCGGAGATCCACTAAAACCTGTGAGCGAGGAAAAGCAAATGCACGACGAGCAATGTGAAATCAACTCAGAAGCGTGCGGGTGCGAATTACGACGCGAGCTCGCCGCCGCCCGCGCAGAGGCCGGACAGCTACGCGAGTTGCTAAACGTCTACAACCTGGGCGGATGGACGGATGCAGAACGCTTGTTGAAAGAGCGAGACGCCGCCCGCGCGGAGCTTGCCGAATGGGCGAAAAAGGCCGAAGCGTGGGTTGCGTCACCAGAAGCCGCGCAGCGCCTAGAAGGATATCGCGAACTCGGCGCGCGAGCCGCTGCGGCAGAGAACGAGAGAGACAGCCTCCGCGCCCAGCTTGAGCGGGCGATGAAGGTGGTCGAGGAGGCGAAGGAGTTGTGGGCGAATAGCGAAGAGTACGATTTTGACGAAGGACTGGGACGAGGCGCTGAACAGCAATGGTGGGACAACCTAGACAGGGCGATTGAAGAATGGAAGGAGGCCGGACGATGAGCAAAGATGCCTTTGTTTTGCCGGATGGCAGTGCGTTTTCTGTTGGGTCGCTGCCTTTGCCGAACGACCACTGGCTGTATGCGCCGCGTGGTGAGTGGGACAACGAGCGAGACGAGTACGCCGAGTGCCCGCGTCCGATTTTGACTCACGCTCTACGCGAGCAAATAGTCGCAGCCGCGCGCTACGCGATTCGAGGCGCAACGCGATGCGGTGAACTTACAGACTTCGATCCGGATGCCATGGTGCAAAACATGGTGTACGCACTGTGCGGGCCGTATGGAACTGCCACGGAGGCCGGACGATGAGCCTAGAGGATGAATTGCACGCCATCATCTGCCAAGCCGTAGCGTTGCTGAACGTCACTCCGGAACTCGCGCGCAGCGATACGGGGCGACACGCGCACGAAATCTTGCGCAAGGCACTAATCGCGTATGCCGACCGCGCCGCGCTGGCCGAATCGGCTAAGGCCGAGGCGCAGGCAGATGCGGAGCCGGCTATCTGTCACAAGTGTCAAGGCCTCGGCAAAAGATACATGGGATGTGATGAGTGGATTCACTGCGAAACATGTAACGCAACAGGGAAGCTTCACCCGCCCCGCCGTGAGCTGAGCGACGAGGACATTGCTCGACACTCGTTGAAGGCGAGGGAGTGTCTGTCCGATAGTGATGTGATACTAGTCAGCTCTTTAAAACGTCTTATCGCCCGCCGCGATTCGACAGGAGGAAAAAATGAATAGGCGCAGCTTCCTCGGTACGATGGCGGCACTTTCCTGCGCTCCGGCGATCGTTCGAGCCGAATCGCTGATGCGTATCAACACCAGAACGTTCAGCGATTGGTACATCGTGATGCAAGCGGTTAAGTCAGGCACCATGCACCTACTCCCGCCCAGGGTGTACGACATCGAACAGACGATCAAACTCGACTGGGGAGGGGCAGTTCACATAGAGATACCTAGTGGAGTGACGCTGAAATGTCCCCCGCGTGGCCCGATCTTCCTGCTAGAGGGTCCTGAGATTTTCGACGTGTACATGAAGAATTTCGCAACGACTGACGGTAACACGTTCACACATTACGAGGAATGATGACCGAACTACTCGAGTATTTCGTACTTGTATTCTTGGCAGGGGCGGCTATACTGGCTCTGTACCGCGTGTTTTACCCGCTAGACTTCTCAACCAGTATCGAGGATCTTGATGAGCAACGTCAGCCGAACGGCTTACCGAGTAGCAGAGAAGATGGTGCAGGAGATGGAGCGAGTGTTCGAGATTACGATCAAGAACAGCGATCCTGAGTTTGGCAAGATACAAAGCAACTTGATGTTGTTGGTGACTTACATTGAGTTCACCGACGAGATAATTAAAGAGTTCGTCGACCCCACCGACGGACCCATCCGGCAGCAAATCAACGAGTGGGGGCCGCACGCAGTCTGGGTGTCTAAGTCGTTAGACAATCTGTACAACATGAATTCCTAACCATGATAACCCGTATAAAATTCTGGTTTTACATCGCTCGTGCAATGTGGCGTGTCAGTCTAGGGAAGTGGTTCGTGCTCAGAGACGCGCCCACTGATGTTGTTGAACAAATAGCAGCACTCATACACCACATTGATTCGAAGGATAGTAATGAAGTGAGAGTACTCGTCGCTCAAGCTCAAGAAGAGCTGAGCTTGAGAAACCGTCGTAGAAGTTCCTAACTAGGAGAGTAAACGTGCAAACGTTCATGCCTTACGCGTCGTTCTTCGGTGTCGCCGCTTGTCTTGACTACAAACGCCTCGGTAAGCAACGAGTAGAGTGTAAACAAATTCTTCGTGCACTCGGTGTACAGGTAGGTGACGTGCCCCTGCCCGAAAAACCGAGCGGGTGGGCGAATCACCCTGCCGTTCGCATGTGGCGCGGTCACGAATACACTCTGTGCGAGTACGCCATCTGGATTTGCGATGAGTGGATCAAACGCGGTTATCAAGACAATCTTATGAGGCAATTCCAAGACGCAAGAACTACCGTAGTACCGAGTCTAGATCCTGACTGGATGTACGGCGAAGAGTTGACGTTGTCACACCGCAGTAACCTCATTCGCAAGTTGCCTGAGCATTACGGCCCCATGTGGCCTGACGTACCTGACGACCTTCCCTATGTGTGGCCGGTATAATCCTGCTTGCACGAGCGCGTAGACGCGCGTACAGTAGCACTGGCCTACCCTGCCCAGGTAGCACCGCCCTAACGGTGCCAAATGTGAGTCCTCCCCTCACGGCCTGTTCAGCGGTAGGCTTTCTTACTCATAACTGGTGACACTATGAATGACTCTGAACTGGTAGACGAGTTCATGCAAGTGCGGGAAGAGCGGCTGCTGGCAGACAAGGCAGCCGCCAAGCTGAAAGAGGAAGAGTCCGAGCTGAAAGCTCAACTTCTTCAGATGTTCGCAGATAAGCATCTTACCGCCCTGGGCGGAGCCAAAGGGGTGCTTAATCTCACTTGCAAGACGAAACCCCAGGTGGTAGACTGGGCTCAGTTGTACACCTTCATCCGAGAAAACAACCGCTTCGATTTTCTGCACCGCAGGGTGACAGAAGAAGCTGTCAAAGAGTTCTGGGAAGAAGGTCTGGTAGTGCCCGGTGTATCGGGGTTCGATGTGTTTGACTTCACAATCTCTAAACCCAAACTGAAAGGTGCTAAATAATGGCTGAGAAAGAAGGTACGGAAATCGTCAAGTGGGAAGACGAACTGGCGAAGTATGCGCAAGAAGTTGCCGCGTCCGAGTCTGTGTCGCTCCCCGTGCTGTCGTTTCGCAACGGGGTGATGAAGTATCAAGACACCGTCATCCCCAACAACTCACTCGATGTTGTCGTGGTGGCGAGTATCTTCGAGAACGCCTACTACAAGGGTAGATTCGACCCCAACAATCCCCGTTCTCCCGTGTGTTTCGCTCTCAGCGAGACAGATGATGAGCTCGACCCGCACGAGAAGTCTGCTGAGAAGCAGAGCACTTCGTGCTTTGGCTGTCCCAAAGCTGAGTGGGGCAGTGGCGAGCAGGGAACGAGGGGTAAGGCGTGCAAGGAGATCCGTAGGCTCGGTCTGATTCCTGCCTCGCAACTGGAAACGCCGGAGATGATTGCCAAAGCAGAAATCGCACTGGCGAAACTTCCCGTGACCAGCGTTAAGGCGTGGAGCAACTACGTCAACCAGCTTGCGTCGACCGTTAAGCGTCCCCCGTTTGCGATCATCACCAACATCAAGGTCACGCCCGACCCCAAGACTCAGTTCAAAGTTTCGTTCAGTCCGAAAGCTGTGCTGAACGAAGAGGCGGGGCGAGCCGTGTACGCTCGGCGAGGTGAGATCATCGACATGCTGATGAATCCGTACGACCCCACTCCGGAACCTGCTGCCCCGGAACTTTCAAAGAAAATGTAAGGAGAGTATAGTGAATGAAACTTCTGTTGTCGGTGTTGGCGCTGAGATCGCCGTACCCGAAGACTCTTATCTCCAAAAGCTGGAGAAGCCCATGGCTGAAGTCGTCGACGCCACCTGCTACGAACTAGGAGTTCTAGCCAGTGATCTCATCAACCTGTACGCACAGTATAAAGACACTCCGCTGAAGGACGTGCCGTACAAGGTCATTCAGGAAATGTACCACAGAAACTAGCCTCTCCCTCCTAGAGAGTTTTGGGCCGCTTCGTGCGGCCTTCTTTTTGTGGATTGCGGTACACTAGGGGTGCGGTTTAACTTAGGAGAAGGATCGTGCACATTTTAATCAATGTGTTCGTTGTACTGGCGACTATCACAACTGTAGGAGTATACTTCGGATTCATATACGGGTGTCTCGCTAACAAAACAACGGTCGTGTATTGGAACAGAGTGCAAATCGGTGTTTGGGTTGGATTCGTCACAATATTCGTAGCTCTAGCTTTGATGGGAATTTGCCACTTCACAGGTAGCCACTAATGATTACAGCAGACTTTGAAACTGAAGCCATTGAAGGTAATGTTTCCAGATTTCCACCGAAACCCGTAGGAGTCGCTTTGAAACTGCCCGGTCAACCTGGGGAGTATCTTGCATGGGGGCACCCCACAGGGAACAACTGTACTGAAGAGCAGGGCAAGGCGGCGGTCGCCAATGTGTACTCAGGAGCATTTGGAGACGTGCTGTGTCACCACGCTAAATTTGATCACGCTGTCGCACAAGCGTGGATGGGCGCAGATATTGATCCAAAAAGGCTACACGACACACAGTACCTTCTATTCCTCAACGACCCACACAGCACCAATCTCAGTCTGAAACCTTCCGCCGCTCGGTTGTTGAACATGCCCCCAGACGAGCAAGACGAGTTGCACAGCTGGATTCTCGCCAACGTACCCGGAGCTACAAAGAAAACTGCCGGCGCATACATCTGCAAAGCCCCTGGAGGGTTGGTTGGTGAATACGCTATCGGTGACGTAGACCGTACCGAGGGGCTACATAATCTTCTGTGGCCTAAGATTGTAGAGAACGGTATGGAGCCTGCGTACCGACGAGAGCAACTGCTTCTGCCGGTGCTCATGAAAGCAGAGCGCAACGGGGTGCGGGTAGATCTTGAGCGGCTGCACCACGATCTTGAGAAATACGAGCAGGTGCTTGTTCGCATCGAAAACGACATGCGCAGGTTGTTGGGCGACGACAGTGTAGATTTCGACAAGGATGTTCAGGTTGCAGACGCTGTCGAGCGTGCTGGCATGGCCGGCACCTGGGTACTTACCCCCACGGGGCGGCGTAGCACCGCCAAAGGGGCGCTTGAACAGGGCATTGCACACCCTGCCCTGCGCAACCTGCTGCGCTACCGTGGCGCGCTGTCGACGTGTCTTAGCACGTTCATGCGACCGTGGCATGCGATGGCTACCGCCAACAATGGTCGGATGCACCCTAACTGGAATCAGGTGCGGCAGGCACGCGGTGACAAAGGTAACACGGCAGGAACGCGCACGGGGCGGGTGAGTTGCGACTCCCCCAACTACACGAACGTTCCCAACGAGTTTGACTTCGACATCCCCCCAGGGTATCCTGAGCTACCACACATGAAGCAGTACCTTCTTCCCGAGAAAGGTTGTGTGTGGCTGAAGCGTGACTACAGTCAACAAGAACTGCGCATCCTTGCCCACTATGCCGAGGGCACCATGCTGGAGCAGTATCAACAGGCACCTGACACTGACTTCCACGACCTAGCCCGGGAGCTCATCAAACAGAACGCTGGCATTGACCTCCCTCGCAAATACGTGAAAATTACTGCATTCAGCATTATCTACGGGGCGGGTGCCGCCACCATGGCGGAGCGCATGGGAACCTCCGTTGCAGAAGCTCATGAAGTGCGCAACGCCTATTTGAAAACGTTCCCCGGCATTCGTACTCTGCAAAACGAGCTCACTTATCGTGGCAGGAATAACCTGCCCATGCGCACCTGGGGCGGGCGAATGTATTACAGCGAGCCCTCTGGCATCGATCCCAAGACTGGCAAGTATCGTGAGTATCACTACAAGCTGCTGAACTATCTCATTCAGGGCAGTGCCGCAGACTGCACCAAGGAGGCGCTCATCAACTATGACCAGATTAAGCGGCACGGTACGTTCTTGACTACGGTCTACGACGAAATCAACATTTGCGCTCCTAAGGAGCACGCAGCATCTGAGATGGCACTGCTCAGGGAGGCTATGCTCTCCCCTGCGTTTGATGTGCCCATGCTAAGTGATGGTTACATCGGTCCCAATTGGGCTGACCTGGAGGATTACGTATGAACTGGTCGTACTCCAAACTCAGTAAGTACGAGAAATGCCCTGCGTCGTATAACTTCCGGTACAATCTTCGTATTCCAGATCCGCCCGGTAAGGCCGCGCAGAGGGGCACAGACACTCACGCCATTGGCGAGGCGTTTATCAAAAATGAGATTCAGGTGCTGCCGGAGACGATACACCACGCCGACTTCATCAGTAGCTTGAAAACTCCCAAGACTTACGCGGAGCGCGCCCTGTATTTCAACGACAAGTGGGAGCCGTGTGAGAAAGAGGGGTACTGGTCCACCGTAGTGATCGACGTACTGGTGGATCGTGACAACCATGTGGAAGTGTGGGATTTCAAAACTGGTAAATTCTACGACTCACACTATGATCAACTGATGCTGTACTCACTGGCAAGTTTGATTCTGTACCCGAAAGCGGAGCAAGCTTTGTCGGGCGCCATTTATCTAGACCAGCCTCAGCTCATGCCTGTAAGCAGAACCACGATACGCGATCAAGTGCCGTCTCTCAAAGAGTACTATGAGAGCAGGGTGGCGGTGATGGCGCAAGACAAAACGTTCGAGCCCAATCCTGGAAAACACTGCGCATGGTGCGCCTACTCCAAAAAGAAGGGTGGTCTATGTCGGTACTAGAGATAACGCACGTTCAGAATCCTGTGTTGCGGTGGGCCAAAGACCACGGCATACTTGCACTCAGGTTTACCCCACGTGGAGAAGCAGGGTGGCCAGACGCTATCTTCGTAACCCCGAAGGGAGCCGTTGTGTGGGTCGAGTTCAAAGCACCTGGGAAGGTGCCCCACCCACTTCAGACATACCGACATCGTCAATTAAAGGAGAGAAGGCAGAATGTCTTCGTCGTCGACACCCCAAGTCTTGGAATCCAACTCCTCCAAACCTTCTTGGAGTCCGAAGGATTATCAGAAACGCGCGATACAGATGATGCTGCAGGAGCCGGGGGTGGGTCTGCTCCTAGACCCAGGGCTGGGTAAGACTAGCGTAACACTGGCGGCGTTCTCACTACTCAAGAAAGCGGGGCTAGTCAAGCGCATGCTTGTCATTGCTCCGCTGCGCCCGTGTTACGTCACGTGGCCTAATGAAATCAAAAAGTGGGCAGAGTTCCAGCACCTGCGTTACGTGATCGTACATGGGCGCGACAAAGAGGAGGCCACGCTGGTCGACGCCGACATTTACATCATCAACGTAGATGCTGTGAAGTGGCTGTTTGACAAAGATCAGAACAGGTGGCTCAACATTAACGCCGATGTGCTGTGCGTGGATGAGTCCACCAAGTTCAAGCACACGAACACAGAACGATTCAAAAGCATCAAACCTGCGCTTGCGAAATTCAAACGGCGTTGGATTCTTACAGGCACCCCCGCCCCCAACGGATTGTTGGACTTGTTCGGGCAGTTGTTCATCGTAGACCTCGGCACTTCGCTCGGTAGATTCATAACACATTTCAAGCGAGAATTCTTCGAGGAAGATTTAGCAGGGTTCAATTGGATCCCACGGCCGGGGGCGTTTGAACAGATTGTCGAGCGCATTAAGGGCAAAACGCTGCGCATGCGGGCAGAAGACTACCTGAACATGCCAGAGCTGATCACACAAGATGTGATGGTGCGCTTGCCAGAGAGTGCACGTGCAATCTACAAGAAGATGGAAGATGATTTTCTTGTGATGCTTGGCGATGACCCCTACATTGCCGCGAACGCTGCGGTGGCCGGGGGTAAGTGCCGGCAGATTGCCAACGGTGCGATGTACACGATTCCCCCCGCGTACGAGGTATTCCACGATGAGAAGATACGAGCCGTCCTTGATTTGGTGGAGGAGTTATCTGGCCAGCCTGTACTCATCACATATGAGTACAAGCATGATTACGACAGACTCAGCAAAGTCTTACCCGCCCCTAATCTTACGGGAATGTCCGGCAAGTCCGTGGTGGACGCGGTTCAGAATTTCTCTAGTGGGAACATTCCCGTACTATACGGACATCCAGCAAGTATGGGGCACGGTATCGACGGACTACAAGGAGCCTGCCACCATATCATCATGTTTGGTATCACTTGGGACCTCGAACTCTATGACCAGGTTATTGCACGAATCTGGCGACAAGGACAGCAGAATAACTTTGTCATTGTCCATAGGATCCTAGCGGAACGCACCATGGACGTGAAGGTAGCCAAGATGTTGCTTGGTAAAGATCGCACACAACGTGCTCTATCGGAGGCGTTAAAAGCATGAAAGATTGGCTTGTAGTCATAGGGATTCTTGCTCTGGGAATAGGACTCTTCGGAACTGCCGTGTACCTAGAGTCCAAAGAGATAGAAAAGTGTGAACGAAAGGGTGGTGTTCGCGTTAAATCCGGAAACGCCAGCTACACCTGTATCGCCGTGCAAAAAATCGAGTAGTCACACTTGCGTTTCCACTGGAGTGGTGTATACTTTCAACTGTGGAGAGTTGCTCTATAACCTAACCCTCAATTCAAGGAGAGAATCATGTCTGACCAAGAAGCTGTTGTCGCAGAACCGCAATCCCAAGAAGTGAAGCCGGAGAAAAAGGTGCGCAAGGGTGCCGCGAAGCCCGCCGCCCCTGTGAACGCAGACGGTAGCGCGCCGGAGAAAAAGGTGCGCGAGAAGAAGGCCCCGTCTGATGAGACGGTTTCCCGCACCGATTCTTACGCCAACAAGAAAATCACGAAGCTTCTGGCTTCTGCCGAAGCGGCGAATCTTCGTGCCGGTAGCAAGCGCGAAGCCATGCTGAAGGCGGTGTATGAAGCGGAGAACACCTCTGAAGTTCTGGGCAAGTCTGTCACCGCCACCGTCAAAGGTGAAACCAAAGAGTACAAGATTGCCGGGGACAACCTCCGCACCATGGTGCTCCGTAAGTTCATCGAAATTGAAGGTGTTTCTGTTGTGAAGAAGGAAAAAGAAGCTGTGGCAGAAGCGGCTGCCGAGTAATCTTTTCTTCCTACAAATCTCAGCCCTACGGGGCTGAGATCCATTGGAGAGTTAAATCGTGAAAATGATTTACGTAGTGCCGAAAGGCATAGACCTCGGTGGAATCATAACGAGTTCAGAAAACCTCGTTGCTGCTGCCAAAGAACTCGGTGTAGATGTTACGTTCTTCTACCTGAGCCCCACATTCAATTCGCAAAAGCAACGTCCCGCCCCAGATGAGAACTATACGTACAGCGAAGCGACAGACATGTGGGTGCATCCAGTCAAAGGCTGGAAAGGGGCTCACGTCATAGATCTGGAAAATTCATACAGTGTGGGCGAGTTCATTGACGAGTGCAACTCGGCAGATCTAGTCGTATGGGGCGCACTGTACGGGTTGAACAACAGCACGTATGAGAAACATCCTCAGTACATCAAGCAGATGTTTGACTATTTGACCTCTAAACAGGTGGCGTTCGTTAGAGACGATCACATGTTCAAACGACACCCCTGGGCGCGTGAGATAGCTCCCCACATTGATTTGTGGGCGTGCGTACAGCAAATCAGTTACGACAGCATACCGCCAGACTACCCCAAAGTGATCGTGTCTAGCGGACACGATCTTTCCACGAAAAACATAGTCCCTTGGTCTGACAAGCTAGATCAGATTTGTATGATTCAAACATTCAAGCCGTGGAAAAAAGCTGAAGAACTCGTTAGACAAGTTCCCCGATTGGCGCGGGGGTGGCGAATCGTGTTAGGGGGAGACGGTATCGCGCGCAGGTACATGGCGAGTAAAGACAAGTGCCCCGACAAGTTCAAAAACTCTGACGGTGTTCCCATCTGGGAGACCGCACTGGCGTCCGGTATGGTTTGGAATCCTTCCATGTCTAAAACCCAAAGAGATTTCTGTTTGGAAGACAGTAAATTTCTTGTAGACATGTCTGAGAAAAGCACTGGAGGCCAGATAAACAGAATCGTCATAGAAGCCATGCTGAAAGGTGCAGTCCCCCTCTGCAAGCATTCCTTCGTAGAGGGAACTGGAATGAAAGCGTGGGTGAATTACGTGCCGGTGCAGGAGAAAACTCTAGTTGATACGATTTTGAACTTTGAAGAGCCCGTGTTCACAGAGATTCAACAGAACAATGAAGAGTATGTGAAACAGCACGACAGACTAGACACCATCAAAACTTTGTTAGGAGTGTGTGATGAATCAGCAAGAGCGTGAAAATCTGTTTCAACACTGGATTAACGAACGTGAAATCGTTCGACTGGAGAAAAATGCTGGTCTGCCTCGACCGTGGACAGACGATCCAATCTTGAATTCGTATCGGTTCTGCAACGTACGTCGTGAAGATGACAAAGTGACTCAGTGGATTCGCAAGAATTGGTCCCACCCCAGTCATCCTAACTTCATTCTTGCGATGACCATCGCCCGCCTAGTTAACTGGCCAGAGACGCTGAACGTGCTAGACTTCCCATACGAGTGGCGCCCGGATTGGTTCGTTAACGTCATTCAACAGCGCACTTTGAAGGGGCTCAAGAGTTGGTCTAGCGCGTACATAGTAGGTACCAATGGGCACGCCGTAAGCAAGCCAGTCTATGTGGCTAGGACCGTTTTAGACCCCATTGCAACGCGTTGCGCGCAGGGGCCATGGCCTACCCCCTTACGCGCACTGTACGGGGCGCTACGCGCGTTCGACGGGGTGGGAAGTTTTATCGCAGGACAGATAGTTGCGGACGCTAAGAACACCACAAATTCTCCGTGGCATTTGACCGAAGACTGGTATACCTTTGTGGTGCCTGGGCCGGGAAGCCGTCGTGGACTAGCACGACTGCTCGGCAAACCCTCGCCGTACAAGCTGTCTGACAAAGAGTTTATGGAGAACTTTCACGTGGCTCGCGGATTGGCGACAGAAGTTATCTCTGAACTCTGCAACCAAGACATTCAGAACTGCTTGTGCGAGTACGACAAATATATGCGGGTAAAGCTCGGGGAAGGCACCCCTCGTCAACGATACTAACTGGAGAGCAGTATGATTCACTTCTGCGGTAGAAACGTGAACAACGTCTTGTCTGAAGCACTTTCAGCGTTTCCTACGTGGGCGCGTACGGAGCCATCTAGGAACGGTCCCGTCATGACAATCGCCAGTCCGGTACTGCTGGAGTACCGCCAACCAGAAGAGCGGGTACTGTTCTGGCCTGCCCGCGACGCTAACCCGTTCTTCCATTTGATGGAGGCGTTGTGGATGCTGAACGGCCAAAACGACGTGGCGTGGCCGGCGTATTTCAACAAGAAATTCAAAGACTACAGCGATGACGGCTTTAGTCTGCACGGAGCCTACGGGCATCGCTGGCGCAGGCATTTTCGCGTAGACCAAATCATGGATGTTTGCAACATACTCGAGAGGGACCCGCACTCCAGGCGAGCCGTCATCGGGATGTGGGACCCGTCCGAAGACTCTTTGGTGGCAAGCAAAGACCTTCCATGTAACACTCACGTCTATTTCCGTGTCGTTAACGGAGCGCTAGACATGACGGTGTGCAACCGCAGCAATGATCTTATCTGGGGCGCATGCGGGAGCAATGTCGTACATTTCAGCATGCTGCAAGAAGTGATCGCCAGAGGATTGAACATGCTGTGTGGCAGGTATTTTCAGTTCACAAACAACCTGCACATCTACGACAACATTCCCAACCGAGAAATGTACACGCCCCCGATAGAGTGGTGGGAAAACCCGTACACCGCCGGAGTTGAACCCTACCCGTTGATTCGCGTAACTCTTGGACAATGGTTCGAAGATCTTGCAGAGTTCATGAGCAGTCCTCTGAACAAGAGCGGGTACGGCGACCCTTTCTTCCGTGAAGTGGCTGTGCCGATTATGACGGCGTGGGAGGCTAGAAAAACCAAAACATCTAACGGTCTTGCAGAGCTACAGGAGTGCAAAGCAGAAGATTGGAAGCGCGCATGCACTGAGTGGATTCTTAGGAGAGAAAACAATGCAGTATGATCAAGTGTGGCAATATGGACGAGTGAAACGATGTCACGCCATGGCCATCATCGGGGAGCAAACGGTAGCCGATCATTCGTGGGGGGTGGCGGTCACCGTGTACAAGATCGCGGAAGAGTGTTTGACTTTGGATTTGGTCGCCAAAGCTCTTCTGCACGACGTGGCCGAGGGGATACTGGGAGATGTTCCCGCCCCCGCCAAGTGGAGATGGAAAGATCTTAACAACCTTCTAGAAAAGTTGGAAGCTGTGGTAGAGGATGAGCTTGAAATTAGCGGTATCCCTCTTTCGAAGAAAGACAAAGAAATCCTTAAGTGGGCCGATGGATTCGAACTCTATAGGTTCTGCTTGTATCAGCGAGACCTAGGTAATCAACACTTGCGTCATATGTGCGGAGTGTTATACCATGCACTCAGTACCAAAGCACCAACGGCATCAGCAGTGAAACTTCTACGAGAGGTATCTAATGGCAGCGAATGAGTATCACCCCTCTGTGTTCGCACCCCCCAATGAACGTGAAAGAGCAATGCAGGAGAGAACGTTGAATAACACCGCCAACAGTAAACAAGTCGCAGGCTCGCACTACCGCAGTAACATTCAGCATTGGGACTATGTGATTGCCAATGACCTTGACTATTTCCAAGCTCAGATCACGAAATATGTGACGCGCTGGAAGAAGAAAAACGGCTTGCAAGATCTTGAGAAGGCGCAGCACTTCCTCGAAAAGTACCTGGAGGCGGTACGGTCAGGAGTCATATTCACTAACGCAGCCGTGGAAGTTCCGTCAGTAAAGCCGACTAACTCTGAAGAGTTTAAAACTTTCACTACGAGGGAGATGCCGCACTATGAAGTTCCTTATCACTTCGAAACTGAAGGCTTTGTACAGGAAGGTGACTGGTGGCGGTGCAAACACTGCCGGGAACGTTTCATCGTGCCCGCAGGAGTCAGCCCGGCATCTGTTCATGGGTGCAGTGCCGGGGATCCAACGGGACGTGGATACGTGGATCAAGCTAAAGATTGAAGAGGACTACAGAAATGCGTTCAAAACTCCAATGGTGCATCTCGCGTACGGAGTACCTGTCTATCTATTTGACCACGAAACTCTGCTCAAACTTTACGCACTCGCAGCACAAGAGAGACATCTGTTCTACAAAGCTTTGTATGAACGAAGCGAACTTGTACGGTACTGAGAAATGGCGGCAGGCCAAAGAGTACGTGAAAAATAGAGAACCGTACAGATACATCAGCTATCAATGCCCCGGTCAGTGGCGGTTCGAACGGACGCTACCGTGAAAAAAAGAGGGCGGGGGCCTACCCCGCCCTCTAAACCCGCGAACTAACGCGAGTGGAGAGTCACAACAATGCGATTTCTGCTTCTCTTCTTCGGATCAGTCCTGGTAGTTTTCGGCCTCCTCCCCACACCCATTTCCTTAATTCGTGTGGTACAAGATCCCACCGATCTGCTGCAATGCGTTTTCGGAGTGTGGATGATCTTAGCCGGCCTTCTCCTAGATTGAAGACAAAGTCCACTATGACAGCTTGTCTTTCGGGAGACTGTACCGCTAGCCTGGGGCACTGGCGCAGGGCGGCACCCCACGCCGTAGCTAAGTCGAGGTTTAAAAGCCTCTCCCCTTCCTCTAACGTGATTGCAGGGTGATTTTTTGAACACAAATGACCATAACCTATCGTCCAATAGCCTGCCGGGCACAGATAAGGTGCTGCTAGGACTACTGGACGCCTCGCCACAACTCTGTGAAATCCTTCAAACTCTATGCAGAGCTGAGCAGCTAGGTCTAAGGCTTTCATCGGCTCTTACGAATGCTGCGGTCAACGAACCAGAACGAGATGATACTGGCGACAATGGCGCGCTCATCCGGACCCCAGAGTTTCAGGATAGCATCTACTGTGGAGACGTTGTGGATCCACATTTGGTAGAACTGCGCCCAGAGCGCTCCGGTGTATAGCACGATCACCCACCAGAAAGTGATCAGCGGCCGCATAAGACTAGACAATGCGTCCACCCACTTCACGCCAGTGACAGTCCCCTGTGCTTTCGTAGCCTCGATGATTGCCTGCAACTCGCTGGCGCCAAGGGCAATGTCACCTTTGACTTTCTCAGCCTCGATAGCCATCTGTGCACGAATTTGATCAGCAGAGATCTGCTTGTCGAACATGTCAAGCTCGTGCTTTCGCTCGTTTTTCTTGTCGCTCAAAGACATGATCTCAGGCACCACTCGGAACACCCCGCCGAGCAACGTACCGAGTAGCGTTTCAAGCATCACAAACCTCCAATAAGTCAGGGAACGTAGACAAGTCGGTAAGTACGCCGACCAGCAGTATCATGAACACCATATCTTTCATGAACTGCTCTTTCTGCGGCACGACTACAGCTATCGCCTCTTCATCAAACCACGTATCTACTACGCGATCTAGAGTTCGTTGAACTCGCGCAGCTTTAGCACGCGCATGCTCAGGTATGGTGCCATCAGGCTCCACCTGAGTTAAAACCATCAACCGCTTGATAGGTGCAGTGCTCACTTACCCTTGATATGGTCTATGATTTGAGAGATTAAAGTCGCAAGAACACCAATTCCGAAGAGGACTTGCGCCCAATAGTCTTTGATCCATTGCCATCGGAATCTCGCGCGAGCTTGCGTCGTTCTAACAGCGGCCTCGGCGGGCACGAGCGGGCTGACTTGACTGAGAAACGCCACAAAGGTGCCTCGTTCGTCCAAGATGCCAACCACACGGAGGTTCGCCCATACCACTCTCCCTGACTTTGTGATATACCTCTTGACAAGGTCGTATCCGGCGATATCACCCGTGCGGACTGAATTAGCCAGACCGCCATCAGCTTCCACATCTTCAGGGTGTGTGATATCCTTGAAGGTCCGCTTCTTGAGCTCCGGAACCGAATACTCCAAGAAACGGCACAAGGTAGGGTTAACATCAAGCCAATGACCGTCTGGAGAGACGAAGGCAAGACCGACAACAGACGACTCCCACAGAGTCTTAAACTCGTTTTCCATCTGGGTTCCATTTAACTCACCGACCCCTTAACCCGAGCGATAGTATTCCCGCCGAGCCACGTGATAGCGTTACCGTTAAGTGCGACGGCGTTACCGCCAGCACCGCCTGAAGTACTGGACGCCACGCTGTAGAACGAGACGTTTGTTGCCGCTCCACCGTTAGAGCCTGAAGTGCCCCAATCACCTCCAGCCCCGCCAGTTCCACCGAAATCACTTCCACCGCTGAACACTCCACCAGATCCAGCAGAGCCTGCTCCTGCACTAGATCCAGTATTGCCGTTGGATCCTAGTTTAATTTGATCTGGAAACACATCCGGCATGTTGGACGTTCCGGCCGCTCCCGCCGCACTGGTAGCGGCACCCCTGCCACCACCCCCGCCGCCGCCAGTCGCAGCGTAGAGCTCCGTGCTGATCAGATACAGACCTTCTGCACCGCCACCACCCCCGCCACCGCCAAAAATCTCGCCAGCAGTGTTGTCGACAGTGGTTGGGACGCGTAGCGCAAGGGCAGTGCCACCGGCACCCCCATTGGCACCCGCTACAACAGTCCAGGCGGGTCCCCCAGGGTAGTTGAACGTAGCTGAGGAGCCGCCAGCACCGCCCATGCCGTAAATCTTACCGTTGTTGATGATTGTGATCACCGTACCGGACGCCCACCCGCTACCCTCGTCAAAAGCGGGAGTGGCGGCGTTGTCCGAAGTAATCTCAACACCGGAGTTGATTGTGACGATAATGCGCTGCGGACCGCTAGGGCTCCCCATGGCAGTGCGAAGATTATACTTCGACTGATTGCTCGAAATGGTGACGGAACGAGTTCCACCACCGCCCATGAGGCCAACCTTAGAAGTCATCATCCGTAGTTCTGCCCTGCTACAAACCCGAGATAAGAAGTACCGCCGTCCCAGGTGATGAGCGTAATGACGTCTTGTTTACCGGCACCGGAGAGAGTAGGTCCCACTCCTCCGGGCCACCGCACCGCAGCAGGCCATGTGACCGTGCGTCCACCCGTACCATCCTGCGTGAGCACGAACGTGATAGACAAAGCTTGTGAGGCAGTCGGCGGGTTGCTGAAACTGATCGTGACGTTGCCTGTGAGGGTCCAGACGATGACGTTCTGGTTGTTCAAGTCTAGATTTACCGCTCCAGTCACACTAGCGGTAGACGCAACTGCTTCTCTAGCAGAGTTGAGAAGACATCGAATGAGCTGAGTAGCTGCGTAGCTCTGCGTAAAATGAATAGCCCAGTTGGAGCCGTCACACACCAGTAGAGCACGACCGCGCGAAGACATGTCAAACGTAGTTTGACCATCTATAGACTCAGACGAGTTCCCATCGATGACTAGGTTTACTCCGCTCGCTACTTGCACCCACATTACGAAACCGGAACCTGCCGTCGCTGCTGCGGGAAGGGTCAGAGTCGCACTAGCAGTGAAATTCAGAATAGACAAATAGTCGGTGACCGCAGCAGTGTAGTTTCCGCTCTTGTTCTGTACTCGAAAAGCTTTGCTGTTGTCAAGATTGGGAAAATTGACATCTACCTGCGCGTCAATGCGAGTCTTGATGTTCTCCCACGAAGCAGCGTCTGTATCCAACGGAGTGCCGCGCGTGGAAAGTACAAGCGGCCCCGTCATAGATACACGTCCATCTTTGTGGAGAGTGTTACTCATCTCGTTACCCAAATCATTCAGGGTGTCGTTCGCCCAAGCGGCGTCGATGAGTGTATCTGCTGCTACGGGGTTCCCTGCGGGAAGAGTGTAAATCCCACCACTGTTACGAGGCACGCTACTCTCCTAGAACTGATTGTTGGTAGAGATACTGCTGAATAGCAGGAATCATCTTGCGGATACCTTCGGAAGCGCTCTGTTGCGCATCGTACCCGCCGGTCAGTAGTTTCTGCACGGGGCGAGTAGATGTGCCCATGCTCGCAGCCGCGCTGACAAGATTGGTGCCAGAAGGCATCAACGATCCTCGACCGAGTAGTGCGGCGGAGCGCGACTTATCCAACACCTCGCGGGCGGTGTCCGTCAGCGGTTTGAGCGTGGCGCTAGGCGAACGCTGAAGAACATCCGCCATCTGCTCCGGAGTGAACTCACCCTTTGCCTTCTTCACCGCACTCTTGATACGCTCCAGTGTGGCGAACTTGTCGTTTAGCTCCAGATACTCGGCTTTGGAGCCCTTGGGTACGTGAGTACCAACCCACTGCGTGATGCGATCTTGCATGTCACGAGCAGCGTCTCGCAGGTATTTGCTGGAGCCTTCCGCCGTGCGAATACCTTCTAGATCAGCCTTCATGGCGATTAGGTCGTACGGCTCCACTTCGCCACCAGCAGTGCGCGGACGTTGTGCGAACGTGCGAAATACCTGACGAATTTCGCGTGCTTCAGCAGGCGCAAGATTGTGCGTGGTGCGAAGATCAGAAAGCTCGCGAATTACGCCCTGTCTGAACTTATCATCAATTTTGACCTTGACCTTGTCGAAAAGTTGACGATAACCGCCAGAAATCTGCTGCGCAACCTGATCTACAGTCTGCTCGGGCGTACCTTTGAAGTCAGGTACGGTGCCGCCCTTGGGGACTGCCTTCTCAACGATCTTACGGTAGAACTCGTTGAATGGACGCTCACGTCCAGCTTGTTGCGACGCACCAATGACAGGAGTGTTGGCAAGACGACTCTCAGCGTTGCTGATCATCTTACCGACCATCGTAGACTTGTCCGCTGCCTGACCAATGGACGGCTGAATACCCTCGTCCATCAACGCCTTAGCTTCAGCGGAAGGGCGTACGAGCCCACTGGCGAAGCGGCGAAAAACGCGCCCGATGCCCTCACCCGCCGCGCCTGCAATACCGCCTTCGACAGCCCCTTCAGAAAAGCTAGACGGGTGCGTAGCGGCCCCTACAGCAGCACCCCCCGCCGCCGCCCCGGTAAGGGCACGCGCAAGGGCTGGAACCTTGGGGATAGCCTGCATGGCGGTCTGTCCTGCCTGTACCGCAGTGTTCATCGGTACGGCAGTGACGCCCATAGTTGTCATCGTGTCGCCAGCAGACGCCCACCCCGAAGCATCGGAAGCTCCACGGACAGTTTCTACGTCATCTGGCGTGGGCAGTCGCATGGTGTCGGCGACAGCTTTAGGGAGCGCCTTCCTGAGAGCACTGCCGAGCTTCGTAGAAGCCTCCACGTGCCCCGCGCCAAGACCTGTCAAAGCTTTGTGAACAGCCCCAGAAGGCATCGCTTCGGATACAATGTCTGAGAACTGAGACCTAGGAGTAGAGCTCTGCAGCTTCAAAGCCAGCAGTTGCTGAACTTGATCAGAGCGCAAGTCGTCACGCTCGTGCTCTACGGTGTACGAAGTGCCATCCGGCAGTGTGACGTCGTATTCGTACATTATTTCTTCCTCGGTGCGCTGACTTTAGCTCCGCCAAGATCAGCAGGCGACAACGCGGGAGCAGCAGGAGCACCTGGAGCGGAGGGAGCTTTGTTCAACAGCCCCCGCTCGTTCATGAGGTACTCGTATCCCTCAGTTTCGAACTTACCATCTTTCTTCACACGCATCAGCTCGTCGTTCAGCTTACGCTTGAGAATATCTTGGCGAATAGTGAGAAACTCGCGTACTTTGTCAGCAGACAGCCCAGGACGAATAGTGGCGTTCTTCCAAGACGTCAACTCGTTGTTGGTGAGTGTAGCGCCGAACAGCTTGTATCGCTCAAGCAGTTCGTCTTGACGCTCAGCCGTACGCCACCACGCGTCCATCTCTTGCATCTCTTTAGAGCCTGCGGAACCAAGAACAGAGGCAGCTTTTCGCTTGGTGTCCCCGAGCAGACCTTGGTTGGCATACTCGTCTTTGAAACTCTTGATCTGACGATCAATAGTGTCCACAGTGTCAAGCATGCCTGAGAATTTGTCGTCAATGTACCGAGGCATCGGTTTGGTAGACGTTTCACCAGCACCCTTCGCTTTCGCATCTTTCAACCTAACTTCACTCTCCAACGCAGCGATACGCGCGTTCGTGAGTCGATCATCAGGTAGTTTGATGATAGCGATCTGCTTCTGAGTGTCTGCCAACCTTTGAGACAGCTTATCGCGAAGCTCTCTATCCAAAGACTTATCTGCTAGACGAAGCTGCAAGTCAGTGTGCTGCTGCTCCAGCTTAGCGAGTTCAATCGCCACACCTGGGGCGAACGGAGTTGCTTCGCCAGTGTCTTGATTGAGCGTGCCGATATGACCGATAGGAGTAATTTTCGGCTGCCCCGTGTAGTCTTCCATCAGCTTGGTGGCGAGGTTACGTGCCATAGGAAGCTTGTACAGTTGACCCGCCCACTGCAACATGTCTTGACGCGTGGGGTTGACCGTTTGAGTCTTTTCAATGGGCTGAACCGCCGTGGCTTGTGCTCTGGCAGTAGCGGCATCCATCGGCCACGCTCCGGGAACGCTGCCGGGAGCAGGTGCGCTCGCCCCTACATCCGGAGTCGTAGACGTCGTTACAGAACGACTCTGCGGCATACTGCCGAGAATACGCGAAAACTCTTCGTTCTGTTTCTCAGAAAGAGCTTTGCCCTTCTCCATCGCGCCGCGTTCCTTGTACCCGGCAACGACCTCATTCACCAGTCCGGCGAGATGCTGCATAGGATCAGCAGCAACGTAAAAGCGACCGACCATACGACCCTGCGCAGGAGTGTTTCCCTTGCGGAGCATCTCCGCCATGCGCAGTTGTCGTTCAATGTCGACTTGTTGCGCGTCATAATCTAGATCCGCCATATCGACTCCTTAGTGAATCATGTCGTAGTAGACATGCTTCACACCATTGATCGTAGTCACTGCTTCTGGCAGCACCTGCTCAACCTCTTGAGCCATCACACCAACCTGCGGCTCGTCATCCCAGATGTAGTTGAAGCTGTAGACGTTGAATCCACCGGGAGTAACGCCAATCTTCGCGATGTTCTCTTTAACCCGGATATCAGACGCCTTAGCGGCAGAACTACCGAGACTGAACAGTCCGCTGATCATGTTGTCGCGACTTGCCGCCTGTTGATTGTAGACGTCAGTAGCGTATCCGCCCGCAGCATTCGCTGCACCGAACATGTCAGCTCCACGAGTCGTACTCTGATTAGTGAAGTTGCTGAACTGCGGCGCTTGAACCTGATTGCCCGTCAACACAGCATTCAACTCGTTGATTGGTAGGCTGCGGAGCCATGCTTGCTCTTGGAGGTTTTGCTGACGACCTTGAACTTGGCGTCCCGTGATGGTGTCGTACGCCGCCATGGCTTTCTGAACGGCCTGAGCATACGCATCGTTCTCTCCGAAAGTAAGATCTTGCTGACCTTCGTTCCAAGCTTCGGAGCCGCGCGTGATGCCCTGCGTGGCGAGCTGTGCCTCCATGTTGTTGCGCCTGCGATCAAGCAGAGGTTGCATCCGCTCCATGATAGAGTCTTGGATACCCTCAACAGCTCCAAACCCGAGATCAGGCATCTCGGAGATTTTGGACATGTCGAACCCGTTACCGACGGCAGACTGTACTTGCGGCAACATACTCAGGGCTTGACGAGACATGCCGCCCTGAATAAGTTGCTGATTATCTAGCGCCTGCTGTGCAGTCGGATCGAGATCAACCTGTTGCACCCAGGTGCCGTCAGGATTCTGTGTCCAATTGGTCGTACCCCACGGCGTGATCTGTTTGGGGCGGTTGGCTTTGAGAGCTTCCCGCGCCATCTGCAGATCAGCTTCCGCCGTGGCTTTCGCGGCGCCAGCGTAATCAGGGGCTGGAGGAACATCAGGCGGACCACCTACTAGAAAACTGAGTGCGCTATCCAACAGACCCATTAGATCATTCCCCCGACCTCGTAAACCCAATCGTTAGAGGTCCACAGTGCCTCACCGGAAGCATCGCCTTTCACTCGCAGTGACCCTGCGGTGCCGATGCCTTCCACGCTTCCCCACGGCTTGTATGTCGTGTCGCTGCCCGCCCACACACCTTGATCCCAATTGGACACATTCCAGATTCCAGCTGAACTACCAGTGGACAACGCAGAACCGAACACTGTGCTCAGATCGAAATCAGTGTTAACTGCGAAGTAGTGTCCTGGAGCCCCGTTACCGACAAATGTGGGGCGAGCCATCTTGAAATGCTTTTGACGCCCTGGCGTCTTAAAGTAGTTGAACGCCGTCTGTGCTTCGAAAGAAACTTTGACGCCACCGTTACCGGCAGAGTCAGCGTCGTCACGAGCACCTTCCCAGAAGCGGTAAACCTTCGTATCACTGCCAAAGAACGCCCCGCTGTAGAACGTTTCCCAGCAGATGGCATTCAGACCGTCAAACTGACACCACGCTCTGGTGATAGTGTTCATCGCAAGCTGAAGACTCTGAGTCTCTGAGACTGGGATGTTTAACACTAACATGTTTACCTGTGGGAACACAAGTATTTGCCACCCAAAGAGGGACCCATACACAGTGATGAGGTCAGAGATGAGTGGTTGAATCTTGTATGTGTACGCAGTGTCTGGCGTGTTCTCTACTTTAGTGGATACGAGAGACTGTGTTAGCGACTGTAGCCCGAATTCAGACAGAAACGCCAAGTCGCCCGCGTATTTCACGGCGCAGCGACGGCCTATGGGGCGTCCTTGCGTATACACACCCACAAGCGCCCAGGTAGCAGCAGTGGCAGGGTTCGTACCGCGATACACGATCACTTGACCTTCGCTAGTGATAACTGCGAGATGATCGTCAGCCCCCACACCAGAGTCAATAGACCATGTGGCCAGAGCCATGATGTATCCACCGGCACTCATCAATGGACCGAAGTCGAACTCGGCCACTACGCCGAAGACAGAATCGACCGGAAGGTAATAGGCGCTCGTAGAGCCGACAGGCACCACCCACAGTCGACGCTGATGTACACAGCAGTGAATCACATCTGCAGGATCAATGCCGTTGTACGTGCCAGAATCTGTGCCGTTACCCGCCGTCAGTCGAGCATACGTAGTGCCATTGTACCAGATACCATCATCTGCGCCGTTGAACGCTACAAGATGAGAGCCTGCGGAGTTAGCGAAATTGACATGCTGCCACCTTGCGTTCGTCAATCCAGTATATTTCGGCGTTGCCGCAGCGTAGTCTCCAGCCGTCGTAACGTCGTAAATCTCGGTGTTGCACGCAGCCAGAAGAACGTTCGTGCCTGTCTGATTATTGTAAGACATCAGAGTTTCTACGATGTCCGGCAGGTTGATGGCGTGCTCTTTGAATCCTTTACGAACGAGCACCCCGTACGGCTGCGGGAACATGTTGCGCAGAATAAGTGCGTCCGTCACCGGCATAGTGACAATACTGTCGACAACATTCAACCCGCCGATAGGGGCGGGTGTAGTGTCGCCTTTAGACGCTAGTTTCTGCGCTCTGCTAGCCTTGCGTGGGAACCACACATCAAGCTCCAGTGTTCCAACTACCGTCCGGCACGCTGTGATAGCCGACCAGCATCGGGGTTTGCTTCGGAGACAAAGAGAGTAACGGCGCTCCTTTATCTTTACCGGTCAACGAGTCGAACACCATGAGAAAATCATCACGGTAAGACGTAGTGTCGAACCCTTTCGCAGCCCAGAACTTGTATTTCAGATACTTGACGAGTAGCCAAAAATCCAGTACAGGAATATCTGAGTCAGCCGTGATGGTTCCCTTGTACACTTCAGAGCCGATAGGATCTGTCTCAATCCAGTACGAAGAGATGTACTCTGCTCGCAAGTCAAGTGCGGAAGTGGGTACGGGATGAATCAAAAACTTGCCGCCGCGCAGACGATAGCGAATGCGCGGGCCAGAAGCAAGAAGACCACCCTTTAACCACTGCCACTCTTGACCAGATTTGGGACCGAGCAACGGCCACCGATTCGTGCGATCCCATTGAGTTTGATCAGTGAAATAGCTGAAATCTGCGGGCAGCGCGTAACTGTCCACCGAAGCAGTGGTCGTCTGCTGCCACTCTTTAGTCAACTGTTCCCAGTTGTAGTAGATCGTCAGCTCAAACCCTGCAGATTTCAGCAAAGTCAAAAGCTGTTGAGTGGAAGTGTCAAGCGCCGAAACAGCAGCAGAAGGACGCGGGATACCAACCTCTCCAGATACTTGACGTATGATTTCGAGAACGGTATCCCGCATGATTACTTAGCCTTTTCGATAGGAGCAGCTTTGGCGGCTGCGGTCTGCTTCATGAGCTCTTGCATCTGCTGCTTGAGCAGCTCAATCTCTTGATCGCGCTTCTCGAGTTCTGCAGCGAGCTTGCTGTTCGCAGCATCACCACTAGCGGCATCAAGGAACGCCTGAGCTCGCTGCTTGAGCATATTGAAGCCCATGACACGACCAGCCACCTCGTCATTCAGGGTGGCAAGCTGCTCAACCGTGAACACGTTCAAAGCGTTCAACTCAGCCACCATGCCGACCGTAAGCGCAGGCCATGTGGAGAGCGGCGTACCAGACATAGACTGAGTCTGCTTGGTCTGATACTTCTCCCACTGCTTGCTGAACCGTTGACGGTACTGCTGCTCAACTTCCACATCAAGCACATCTTTGGAGCCAGGAACGATGACTCGCACGTAGTCCAACTCGTCGAAAATCGGACGACCTTCTTGCGAAGATTTGTACGCATTCATGACTGCTCGCTTGTAGAACTGGACATACAGCTTGTCGTCCATCTTGTGGCGAGGATCGTCCTGCATGTTGAACGGTTCGTCGAACATGGTAGGTTGAGACTGCATCACTGCTACATCGGCATTGCTGTACATCATTTTCACTCTCCTTTCTAGTTTAAGTGATTACCGTATTCACACCAGAGGCACCAGTACCGAGCGCCACCCATCCTGCAGGGGTTCTTACCGAGGGACCGCCTTCTACACCCGCCTGCGTGCTTAGACAATACTGACCCGCAGTAGTCGTAATTCCGACAGCCGCAATTGGATCGATTGCAACATCCCACCCGTAGAACGAAGTCACCGGAGTGCCGGACGGAACGACGTACCATGCAGATGTACCCGTCAGCACGTTATTACCCGCGCTTCGCACCGTCAGAGTCGGCGTTCCAGTACAACGGATCAGGCCGTTCGATGCGTTGTGGAATCGGTTGCCCTCGAACACGAGCGTGCAAGACTGTGCAGGTTGCATGACCGTTGCGGTCGTCGTGTCGCAGCCCTTGAACGCGATTGTTCCAATCGCACCAGTTGCCGCGTTGTTGCATACCTGATCCCCGGTTCGCATCTCTAGCGAGATTTCCGCATAGTCGCCGAGTGCTGTAGTCGAGAACTGAATCCCGCGCGCCGAGCCGCCACCGTTGATGATCCCGGAGAACTTGAGACGCCGATGCGTTCCGTTAGAGATGGCCGCGTACTGCACAGCCGTGCCATAAACGTTCGTGTCATCGAGCGCGAAGTGGATGTTTCCATCCCATACCGCGCATCCTGCGTCGATGAGAAATGGAGCGGCCGAAGTTGTCTGACACTGCGGGTTGAGGTTTCGCACCTCCAAGGACTGCACGATTGCGCCGTTTGCCGCCGTACGACCCACGCGCACGCCCTGCACACACGTGGTGGTTACGTTGTCAATTGACAGCGAGTCAATGACATCCGACGCAGAATGCTCCGCCTGTACTTTGACGCCCTGCCCGCCGACCGAAACGCCGGCGATGTTCTCAACCTTGATTCCGAGCATGCGCTCGGTATTGGTTGGGTACAGAGACACCTGACCGAATCCGCCCGTGCGCCCATTTACGTTTTGCACCGAGCAGTTGACAATGTCCCCGTTCGTCCAGATTTGCGATGCGAACGCGGCCGGCACCCTCGCCTGCATGGAGAACACGTCATCGTTGCAGGTTCCCCCGATGCCGTCATAGTGCACATTGATGGCCGGTCCGATGATCTTGGGTCCGTCCGAGTTGGTGCCGTCGATGTAGACGTTCCGCACCGACGCATTGCGGAGCGCGCTGGTCTGCATGACCCACTTCTCGACGTTCTTGATGTTCAGGGAATCGACGACAAGACCATCGACCAAGCAAAGATGCACGCCTACCGCGTCCAGCCCGGCGCCAGACACTTGATTCGGGTAGTTGAGGTCGAGCATGCCGTCGATCTGCACGCGGATGTTCTTGTTGCACTTGAGCGCGGTCGTCGTTCCAGAGACTGCGCCCGATGGCACGTACTGAAGATCAACAGTCACATTGTTGGCGTCGACAACCGCAAGCACACGGGCGATAGTGTTGTAAACCGAAAGCGTCGCGCCCTGAATCCAGATGCAGTCACCCACCGCGAGACCGTGCGCAGTCCACAGAACGTTCATTGAAGTGCCGGACGACCACGTACACGTTACGGTGACGGCTTGCGACCGGCGCGAATACGCCTCGGTTATCAGAAGTGGCTTTCCCGTAAGACCAGACTTAGACGTCGCAACTAAGGTCACACCTTTGCCGATGCGCAGATGTGTGTCATCCCCAATACGCAGGGCGTCGTCGATCTCGTAGATCCCCGGCCGCGTAAATGTGACGTCACCGCCAGCGTCCAGGATACTTTGCAGAGCTGCCCTTGTTTTACTAGGGTTGCCACCTGGAATGAGACCGTAGTCCCCTGCTTCGGGACTGCTGAAATCTTGCCCAATATCGGCCATCAAATGCTCCTAAAGAAAGGGGGCTTGCGCCCCCTTCAAGTTACAGAGTACGACCGATTCGAGGCCAAGAGAAGATGGCAGAAACTACCCCCGCAGCACCCCCGTTAGCGACGAGAAGAGAAATACCGTCGATAACTTCGGAGCCAGCAGTAGCGTCGTCATCAAGTTGACCTGCGGTGGCGGTAGAGTTCAGAATAGTTCCCTTCGCAGCACTGGCAGCGACTCGGCAAGAGCCAATACCGTTGCGAAGAAGCCACCCGTATCCACTCGCACCGATGGCGGCAGGTGCTACCCCCACAGGGTACCCTTGAGAGTCTCCAGGAGCAGAAGTAGTGGTTTCAACTTGATCTGCCGTGTACGTGGAAGACTCGATGGCTGCGACGTACCATTGCGGTACTCCACCACCATCCGCACGAACAAACGTGTAGATGTTTCCCAGATCATCCATGGCAGTCTCGCCAAGCTTGAACGGAGGAGTTTCCGTGCTAGTCCACACCTGAGTGGGATCAATTCCAATGAGGTACATTGTGGCTCTCCTTAGTCGACCATCTTGCCCTGGAACTGGAGACCAGACGAGGTCATATTGCCAGCCCAAGCAAGAATTTGAACCGCAGCGTCCTGATTCACCGACCAACGCTGACCAGGAGACAGGGGCACCATGTTGCGATCACGGTGAGGGCGGAAATGCAGGAACTTGCTGTTCAGCATGAACATCGTGTTCGCTGCGATAAAGCCACCGATACCACCGTCGAGCACCACGTCCGCATCCATAAACTTCAGAGACACGAAACCCGTGGTTGCGTCGCTAGAAGACGTGAAACGCTGCTTGTCTTGCACAGCCGCAGTGTAGAAGCCCCAGTACACGTTGTCCATGACAACGAGGTCAGGACGGTCCATACCACGTACGAGCGAGGCCCACAGACGGTTCATATAGCCGACGATGTTGGCTGCACTAGCGATCGCACCGCCATCCGTCGAGCAGTCGAAGATCTTGGATCGCCAGAACGTCCAGGTGGCTCGATCAATGCCGCCGACGGAGCCCGTGGTGGGTGCCGTAGGCACTTGACGAGCAAGACCATCGATTTCTTTACCGCCGAAGCCAGTACCGTCGGAGTAGATGGACGCTGCGACGAGGTTGGCCATGCTAGACTCGGCTACCGTCACACGGTTCTCCAGCAGATCGATAATCTGCTCTTTACCCGCGTTCTGCAGTTGTTCGAGACCAGAGATAGTGACGGGACACGCACACTGTTTGATCGCGTAAGCGGCAGCACTGATAACATCCTGCGCAGCGATCGGCAGAGTTTCGTAGCCCGAGTACCATCCGGCGTTGCCGTTTTCAGCGAACGAAATCTCTTGAAGAATTTCGTTACCGCCAGAGAACGGCTTCAGATTACCCTTCGTCTTCATACGAGACAGAAGAGCGTTGTTTTTCGTTACGTTGTCTTGAATGACACCCGTACGACTTTGAATAGTCGTAGCAATGATGTCAGAAATAGCAGAGTTGGCGAATGCCATGATATCTCCAAAAGTTGGTTAGACTCTTGACTAATTTCGACCCGGTGGGAGATTATTACTCTCCGGTTGGGAATCCTTAGTCTTGGATTTACCCTGGCCGAGTGGCACTCTGCTAAGAGGTGTCTCGGGTGACTCTTCCTTAAACTCGTCGGGAGCGTCTTGACGATCCCGCTTGTTCCTACCTGTCACACTGCGAACAAGAAAGGTTGACCTCATCAGATTCTCCCTTGCCCGTTCTCTACTTGAGACATTGCTGCGAGGAGTGTTCCTCGCAAGTCGCCAGGATTTCCAGAGATTTGAGTGGTGGGCTTTCCTAGAGGAGCTCCACTCACGGATACAGACGCGCCTTTTGCTTTCTTGGCTTGCTCGTCAAGCTGTTTAGCGAGAGCCCTTCTGTTCGCTTCAGCTTCACGAGCTTCAATCTGCGGTCCAATGTCTGGATGAATCTTGACGGCCTTAGTGTACGCCTGCGCTGCGGTAATTGCAACCCCCCTGCGCGCATGCGACTCCATAATGTCTGCCATGTCTTCGAGTACGTCATTGAGAAACTCGAAGTTGACAAAGTCCTTCGCCATAGACATCAGTTCGGCTTCAAGTCCTTGTGCGGGAGCAGGAGTCTGCTGCACCGGAACTCGTTGCTGTGAGATGTACTGATTGATCGGTGCAAGGCTTTGACCAATCTCTCGACGAATGGTTTCCACGAGCGGCGTACCTGCGATAGTTGCGCTCGGGTTCGCGGAGAGTTCTTTGTCAAGCTCTTCAATGCTGACCCCGTAGCTCGCCACGAAATTGGCGATAGCCTTCGCTTTCTGCTGCTGCGAACCAGAGTGAAGAATGCGCTCAGCTTCCAGTAGACTCTTGATGGCGTTGATCTCGTTGCCACCACCTTGAGAAATCAAACGCTCACGGTAGGGTTCGATCAGCTTCTGAAACCCAATAGCGAACTCACGGGCACCCGCAGACTCCCGCATGGCGGCGTCGAACGCACGCTCGCGTCGCACGATCTCTTGACGAGTAGCGACGGGTAGCTCGTTCCACGCATCACGCGCAGGACCTTTCCACGATTGCGGAGGACGATCTACTCTAAACCGACCAGAGCTGCCGTCTGCAGAATTATCTTCTTTCGTACTTGTATCTGGTTTAGTTCCGACGTCTGGCTTTCCAGTGTCTCCAGTCTTTTCTTTAGTGGCAGATTCAGACGCCAGCTTACTGTCATCTCCTTTGTCAGTTCCTTGATTCTCGTCTCCTGTTGCCACAGGTTTCTGCTCAACATCGCCAGATCCTGTGGCTGGAGCGGTTTCGGTCTTGGGAACGGTTTCTGTAGTTGTAACATCAACAGTTGATCCTGCACTTGCGTCGACATTGGTAGTCTCCACAGTAATTTCTTGTTCTTTCTCCACTTTTTCTACAGCTTGCGTCAGTGCTTCGCGGATATCCATTACGGACGACCTCCAAGTGAATCATAGATGTGAGACATGAACTGTTTGATCTCTTCTCTCTCACGCTTAGAATGCTCTACAGGGCGGAACATAGTCTTGGGTGGTAGACCTTTGAGGTCCTCTGTAGGTACGACATCGTATCTCTTACAATGTTCTCGCAACCCGGCACGACCAGAGATTAGAGTGCCGTCGATCGTACTGACCTTGTCAGGAAGATCCGGTGTGATGTACGGTGCGGATTCTTTCGTCTGAGTTGACATATCTTTGGCCCAGACGAGCTCGTCGTTACGGTACTCAGCGATCACTTCACTTCCTGAATACACCCACCTACTCCTTGCCATCTTCACTCTCCTTTTTCTTCGCCTCTGCCAAGTCTTTCTTGAGCTCGACTTCGGTCACGGTTTTGAACAAACTCAACATCTTCTCAAACGCTGCGGATTGCGACGCACTGCTGGTCTCTTGCTGCGCTGCTTCCAACTCGGCAGCTTGTTTCTGCTGCTTCATCGCAATGTCGGCTTGAGTTTTCATGGCCAGTGCTTGCAGACCACCTTGCGTCTTCGCCTTCAAAGCTCCCACGTGAGCTTGAGCTTTGATAAGCTCCGGGTTCGGGGGCTGAGGTTTCGGCGTTTGCATCTCCTTCATCACGTTGTTGAGCATGGCGTCCATGCTGCTCTCAACGTCCTTGCCCGCACGGAACTTAGACACCACGAATTTGAGCAAGGTGACCATGAACGGTGCGATGGCCGGAGCAGCTTGCATCGCAGCAGCCATTTTCTCAAGGAAGGGTGTGATGACTCCCAACATCTCCACAGTGTCTTGTCTATCTTGCGCGTAATCGGCACGCGACATACTGTCGGGCTGGATTTTGATCTGCCACTCACTAGCGGCATGATCT